ATGCGCCCGCCGATGCGCCCCCGGGGCTGGCACGAGGATGAGCCCCGCGATCTGGCCTGGTGGGAGCTGGTCCTCGGCGGGCTGCTGTTCGCCGCGGTGACCTTCGCGATCCTTTGGGCGGTGCCGGCCGTCGTCTTCGTGCTGTGGGAGGTCCGGTGATGGCCCGCCGCCCGTTGCCGGCCATCCTGCCGCCAAGCCCGTCGCTCCCGGGGGACTGGCGTAAGGTCCCCACCGCCGTCCTCCTCGCGCGCGAAATCTGCGGCCGCGATGTGACCCTGGAGGAGATCCGGACGGCGGCAGCGGATGTCCGGGGGCGGCTTGCTCGGGGGGAACCCTTTACTCCGAACTGGGAGGTCCGGTGATGGCCGGCCGCGCCGCCGAGAAGCGGGAGCAGGCGGCCGGCGTGTCGGGCACGACGGGTTGGCGCGATCGCCCCGGTGTCGTCTTCCTCGCGGAAGGCTTCAGTGCAGGCGCTTCGACCCCGGAGGAGATCCAGACGCAGTTGGCGTCTCTGCAGGACCGGGTTGATCGCCAGGAAACCTTGATCCCGCCAGCAGGCCGCCAATGAGCATCTGCAGCAGCAGCCGGTCGGAGGTGTGCTCGGCGATGGTGAGCATAGGGCGATTGGGCTCAAGCGTCGCCGCGGCAACACCCCACAGCACGCGCCGCCAAGCGAGCAACAGGATCGCGCGCGGTATCATGGAGAAATCGGCGTCTGGGTCGTCGGCAATGAGCCGCAGCACCTCGTCGCAGGTATCATCCAAGCTCAAGTCCGGTGCGTCGCTTGTCGGGGTGCAAAGTGGTCGGATAGATACATCAGCCCAGGCGCCGAGGATGTCGGCGGCCTCTCGCTGCGTCACCACACGCTTTTTCATCACCTTCTCCATCGTTCGATTCGCAACCGCGATGGTAGGAGCCGGCCGCCGCGTCGTCCTGCGCGACGCGGCGGCGGTGGCCCTCTGATGGCGCGCGCACCCTCCCCGGGGCAGCCCGATCTGCTGGCCTGGACCCCGCCGGAGACGGTGCGCGCGTTTGATCCCGGCACCGTTCGGGCCGGCACCTGGCCCGCGCGGATCGCCAAGGCGGTGGGCGCGGTGCTGCGGGATTGCCCGCTCGACCGGGCCAAGGTCGCGCAGGAGATGTCGGCCTACTCGGCGCCAAGGTCTCCGTGAACATGCTCAATGCCTGGGCCTCCGAGGCCCGCGACGAGCACACCATTCCCCTCACGCGGCTGATCGCGCTGCTGCATGCGACCCGTGACCGCCGGCTGCTGGAGCTGCTGGCGGCCGAACTGGGCTGGGCTGTGATCGAGCGGCGCCACCTGCCGATGATCGAGCTGGCGGCGGTGCAGGAGCGCCAGGATGCGCTGCGCCGCCAAGCGGATCGCCTGCGGTATCAGGCACGCCAGGGCGGCGCGCTGTGACGCGCGCGTGGTGGTCGGCCGCCGATCTGGTCAAGCAGGCGCTTCCGGGCATGCCCTCGACCGAGCGCGGTGTCGCGCTGCAGGCCGAGCGCCGTGGCTGGCTGGCGCCGGAGCATGAGGGCTTCCGCTGGCGTCCGCGTGCGGGGCGCGGGGGCGGGGTGGAATTCCACACCTCCGTGCTGCCATTGGAAGCGCAGGCCAAGCTCGCGATCACCAGCCGCACGGAGCGCGCCTCGGGCGGCCTGCAGGGCCACGGCAGTGCCGAGTTGCACGCTGCCGACATGTGGGCCTGGTTTGACCGCCAGCCCGACAAGAAAAAGACCGTCGCGCGTGAGCGACTGCAGATCCTCGACGCGATCGACACGCTGATCAGCAACGCCGTCGGCAAGACAGAGGCGATCAACACGGTCGCCCGGCTGCGCGGCACCTCCAGCAACACCATCCGCAACTGGATCGACGCGATCCCGGCCGTGGCTGGGCGAGCGGACCGCCTGCCCTATCTGTGCCCGCGCCACGCCGGGCAGCAGCCGCAGGTCGAGTGCCCGCCCGAGGCGTGGTCGGCGCTGATGGGCGACTGGCTACGGCAGACGCGGCCCAACTTCTCCGACTGCTATCGACGCCTGCAACGCATGGCCGAGGACAAGGGCTGGACCTTGCCATCCGAGCGCACGCTGCTGCGCCGCGTGATGGCGATCCCCCTCGCCCAGCGCGTGCTGCTGCGCGATGGCGTGGATGCGCTGCGGCGGATGTTCCCCGCCCAGCGCCGCGATCGCAGCGTTTTCCACGCGCTGGAAGGCGTGAACGCCGACGGCCACACCTGGGATGTCTTCGTCATGTTCCCGGGGATGGACAAGCCGTCGCGGCCGAACATGGTGGCGGTGCAGGATCTGTATTCGGGCAAAATCCTGGCCTGGCGCGTGGACCAGAGCCTGTCCTGGCATCTGGTGCGCCTGGCCTTCGGCGATGTGGTCGAGACCTATGGCATCCCCAAGGTCTGCTACCTCGACAATGGGCGCGAATTCGCCAGCAAGATGATCACCGGCGGGCAGCCCACGCGCTACCGCTTCAAGGTGCGGGACGAGGAGCCGGAGGGGCTGCTGACCGCCATTGGCGTGCAGGTTCATTGGACGACGCCGTATCACGGCCAAGCCAAGCCGATCGAGCGCGCCTTCCGTGACATGGCGCAGTCCATCGCCAAGCATCCGGCTTTCGAGGGCGCCTATACCGGCAACAGCCCGACCAACAAGCCCGACAACTACGGCTCCAAGGCCGTGCCGTTCGACCTGTTCATGAAGGTGGTGGGCGAGGGCATCGCCGAGCACAACGCGCGGCTGGGACGAAAATCCCCGACCTGCCATGGCCGCAGCTTCGATGCGACCTTCGCCGAGAGCTACCAGCAGAACTGTGTGACCAACATCACCAAGGCGAGCCCCGAGCAGCGCCGGCTGTGGCTGCTGGCGGCCGATACGGTTCGCGTGCGCAAGCAGGACGGCCAGATCCACTTCTACGAGAACCGCTACTGGAGCCAGTTCCTGAACGATCACATGGGCTCCTCGGTGACCGTGCGCTTCGATCCGATGGCACTCGGCGAGCCGCTGCACGTCTATGCCCTCGACGGCCGCTACCTGGGCGAGGCCGCGGCGCAGGAGGTCGCGGGGTTCAACTCCGTGGCCGATGCGCAGGCGCAGGCGCGGCTGTGGCGCGACTACCTGCGCAGCACGCGGGCTGGCGCCGCGGCGCTCGAGCGCATGTCGCTGACGGAGCTGGTGCGCAACCAGGCAAAGATCGACGCGGCCGAACCGCCGCCGGCGCCGCGCGTCGTGCGGCTGATCCACGGCAACACCGTGTTGCAACCCGTTCCGGTCGAGGAGGCGGAGGACGCCCCCGATCGGATCACCGAGGCACTACGCAAGTACCGGCTGGCCCGAGAGACTGGCCAGCCGGCCTTCTACGTGGTGCCCGAACCAAACGATGCGGCCGATGCGTGAGACCAGAGGCCACGCCGTCACCCAAGCCATCAGAGGATAGCATGAACGAGAAATCGCCGGAAAGAACCTGGACGCCAGAGGAGATCGAGGCGGTCCGCGCCGAGGCCAAGGCGCTGATGGGCCGTGAGCGCATCACACAGGTGCAGATGTCGCGCGAGGTAGGCAAGCCGTCCGGCACGATGTCGAGCTGGCTGGGTGGGACCTATGCCGGGCGCAATGACGAGCTGGCGGCCCTGGCCGAGAAGTGGCTGCGCGCCCGCGAGGAGCGCGCGCAGGTGCAGCAGAAGATGCTCAAGGCACCGCGCTTCGTCGCGACCCTTACATCGGATCAGGTGATGGATGTGCTCTATCACGCGCAGCATCTGCCCGATTTCGCGGTGATCACCGGGCCTCCGGGCATCGGCAAATCCTCCACCATTTGCGAGTACACGCGGACCCGCAACAACGTCTGGAAGCTGGTCGCGGAGCCCATCCACCAGCGGCTGAGCGCCTTCCTGGAAGACCTCGCTTTGGTGATGGGGCTGCAGCCCATCGGCAATGCCGATCGGCGCAGCAAGCAGATTTGCGCGCGGGCGCTGGGGAGCGGCGCGCTGTTCATCATCGACGAGGCGCAGCATCTGCCCAGCCTTGCGCTCGACCAGCTACGCACGATCCATGACAAGACCGGCTGCGGCCTGGTGTTGGCCGGCAACGACGCGATTTTCGGCCGCCTCGGCACCGGCAAGGCGGCCTATGCACAATTGCATTCGCGTGTCGGCATGAAGCTTCAGCTGACCAACTCGGGCAAGGCGGACATTGCCGTGCTCGCCGATGCATGGGGCATTCAGAACGAGACGTCCCGCGCGCTGCTGACCGCCATTGGTCGCAGGCCCGGCGCGCTGCGCAAGGTCAGCAAGACGCTGCAGATCGCGCACATGCTGGCGCTTGCGGAAGGGCGCGAGATGGAGCCAGGCGACATCCGCGCGGCCCATGCGCGGCTCGACAGCTCGCCGCTGGTTGGGGAGGCCGAGTCATGGACACGTTGAGCCCTGCCCACGCCACCTTGATGCTCGCGCAGCGCGCGATGGCGTTGTCGGCGCCATTCTGGATTCGCCGCGATACAGGCGGGGTCTATAGCCCTGCCGAGGCCCAGGCGATGGCGACCGATCTGATGGGCGTTTCCGAGGCGCTGCGCCAACTCGCCGATCGGCTGCGGGAGGCGCCGGCATCGGCGCAGCAGGATGTGCAGCCCGCGGCGCTGTGCCGGCTGGCGCCGATCACCGGGCCGCGACCCGCCAATGATTTCGGGAGGCGGCCATGAACGCACAACCGCAAACGGAGCGCGCGTTTCGCGCCCGCGCCGGTGCTGGACCGGTGCTGACGATCGTCGAGGCGGTGGCATCCGAAACCGCGCTGACAACTGCGTGCATCCTGGGGCCGAGGCGAACGAACGACATCGCACTGGCGCGACAGATCGCGATGCACGTCGCGCGGAAGCGGCTGCGTTGGTCCTACCCCCGCATCGGCCATGTGATCGGTCGCGACCATAGCACCGTGCAGCACGGCGCTGGCGTGATCGCGATGCGCCTGAACCATGACGAAGAGCTGCGCGAGCTGGTCGCGCGGATCGAGGGCCGGTTGGAACAGCAGGAAGGAGCAGCGTGATGGCGCGGAGGTTGAAAATGCCGGCGGAGACCGTGGTGGTGCCGCGAGATATGACGGAGGCGAATATCGTGCTGGCGCGTATCGGGGATCTGGTGCGCCGGCGTGACCTGATCCAGCTCGCGCACGACGAGGGCGTGGCGGCGCTGAAGGCGACGTCCGAGACCGAGGCGGCGCCAATCGATGCCGAGATCGTGCAGCGCCAGCGCGCTCTGCAGATCTGGGCGGAAGCGAACCGCGACGCGCTGACCGGCGGGGGGCGAACCAAGACGGTGAAGCTGCCGGCGGGCGAGGTGCTGTGGCGCGCGCGGCCGCCAAGCGTGACGCTGCGCGGCGTCGCGGCCGTGATCCAGGCGCTCAGCCTGGCAGGGCTGCAGCGGTTCCTGCGGACCAAGACCGAGGTCGACAAGGAGGCGATCCTGCGCGAGCCGGCGGCCGTTGTGGGCGTGCCGGGGATCAGCGTCGGAAGCGAGGGCGAGGAGTTCGTCGTGCAGCCGGCGACCATGGCGTTGTCGGGGAGTGCGGTGGCGTGATCACAGGGAAGCATGGGCTTGACCTCATTCTTGAGATCAACCTGTTCGAGATAGACTCGGAGGATGGGGCGTGAGCCGCGCCGTCAAGGACCGCGCGCCCGTGCAGCGGGCCTTCAAGGCATGCCTGGGCCTCTGCGTCGAGGAGACCTCGGGGTTCGTTGGGGGGGCCAAATACGCTGACCTTGTGGATGGGCATTATGCCTACGCCTCGCTCACCCTGCCGGACGGCACGCGCATGTTCGTCTCGCTCAGCGTGCATCTACGGCTGCCTGCTGAGGACTCGCCGCCGCCACAGAAGCCGCCGCCGCTGTTGCTCAAAGCACCGCCACCGAGGCGGCTGTCCGGGCCCATCCGATGAACGCCCTCGCCGCCCCGCGCTGCCCGCTGGACCTCGCGCTGCTGGACGCCACCGTCCTGCAGGTGACGGACGCGGTGCGGCCGGGGCGGCAGCTGGATGCGGCGGTCTATCGTGCCCTGGGCTGGCGCGTGCTGCAGGCGCGTGAGGCGCCCGGGTGCCCCTGGCGCTGCCGATCCCCGTTCGCCAGCGCATGGCAACCGCTGCCGGCGCCGACCGCCGATCGGCATGACGCCTCCGATCTGTTTCCGCCCGGCTGGTCCTGGTCCATCGGCATGCGCGGTGGCCACCCCACCGCCTGGTGCTCCGAGCGCGCCGCGATCATCCCGGGCACCGTCTGGTTCGAGGCGAACCATCTGACGGTTGCCCTGGCTGCCACCAAGGCGGCGCTGCACGCGCATCGCGCGATCCGGCGGAGGGTGCTGCCGTGACCATCGCCACCCTGCCGCCACAGCGCTTCGGTGTTGCGATCACCGGCCATGCAGCGCTGCCTGGCACCGGCCCCGCGGGCGAAACCTGCGGCAGCTGCGCCGCCGTCATCCGACACAGCCGCGATCGCGGCAAGTGTGGGCACCCGGCCGGGCGAAACACCCGCAGCAACGCCACCGATATCCGCCTGTCCCATCCCGCCTGCCGCTGCTGGAGCGCACCGAAATGAGCGAGCTGCTGATCCGCGCCATTGAGGGCGCAGACGCCCTTCTGGCCACCCGTGTCACCCCGCTGCCGCCGGCGGCGGTTCGCGACCTGCTGGCGCTGCTGCATGGGCTGGCGGCGCCTGACCCGGCTGTGCAGGCATGGCGGGAGTACAAGTGGGTCCCGGTGCACGAGCACCGAACGCGGGAGGAGAGGGCGCGCGGACCGGTGCCGGCGCCTGTGCCCGTGGTCGCGCGGTCGCCACACCCGCCAGGCCCGCCGCTCGCCCCCGGTCTGACCTCCGATGAGAAGGCAGCGCGCGCGAAGGAGGCGAAGCGCCGCCAGAACCTCGCCTATCGCGCCAAGGTCAAGGCGCGGGCGGCGCCACCGGCGCCAGGGCCGGCGTCCGTCGCGGCCGAGCCGCCGCCGAAGGCCGCGCTGCCGAAGTTGAGCCCGGCGACGGCGGGCAAATTGCGCGAATGGCTCGGCCCCCCGCCCGAAGCGGGACGGGTGTTGGCGCTGAGCGACGAGAATCGGCGCGACATCGAGGACATGCTGGCGGAGGGGCATGCCGGGCGGCGGATCGCCGCCGATCTGATTCTGCCGCTCACGCTCGTGGCCGAGTACGTCACCGCCCGGCGGCGCGCATGACGTCGGCCGGGGGAGCCCCCGGGGCCGCGCAGCTGCGTCGCGCGCGGCTGGCGCAGATCCACCTGGCCTGCAAGGCGTTGGGCCTGGACGAGGACACCTATCGCGATCTGGTCGATCGTCTCACCGGCTGCCGCAGCGCGGGGGATCTGTCGCTCGTCCAGCTCGACCTGGTGCTCGCAGAATTCCGCCGCCTGGGTTGGAAGGCCGCACCGCCACGTGGCGCGCGGCCGGCGAGCGGCAAGGCGCAGGTGCGCATGATCCGGGCGATCTGGCGCGACCTCTCGGCCTATGTCTCAGACCCGTCTGAGGCGGCTCTGAGGGCGTTTTGTCGCCGCCAGACGAAAACGGCGGCGCATCCCGACGGGGTCGACGCGCCGGAGTTCCTGGACGCATCCCAGGGCAACCGCGTGGCAGAGGGGCTCAAGGCCTGGTTGCGGCGCGAAAAGGCGACGGCGCGATGACCGCCAACCGTCGCCGCCTCGCGCGCGCCTTCGACCGCCGCATGATGCAGGACCGGGACATCGGTCGCGCGGTCGCGCGCCAGGCGCTGGACCCGACACTGGCGCGGCTGAGCGAACTGGTGCCCATGCTGCTGTTGGAAAATGGGCTCGAATTTGTCGTGGCGGAGGGTGAGGTCACCCTGCCGGGCGGCACGCGGTTGCGGCTGCGCTTTTCTGCCGGCGTGGTGGTGCCATGAGCTGCCGCTGGTTTCGCCGCCGCCGCGCCCGCCGCCAGCTGCGCCGCCTTTTGGCCGGACTGCCGCCGGACCTGCGGCGGCTGGTGGTGGCGATGCTGAGGGCTGGGTGATGACCGCGCCGACGCAATGCCTGCACCTCCCGTCGCTGCTGCGGGAAATGGCCGAGGCGCATGGTCTGCCGGTCGCGCTGCGCTTCGCTGAGATGTTTGGCGGGCAGTATCTCTATATGCCGGCAACCGCCCGGCCGGATCATCCCGTGGCGCGTACGATGGGGGCCCCGGTGCTGGCCTGGCTGATCGAGCGGCACGACCCCATGGCGCGCATTGTGGTGCCGATGGGGCCGGCGCGGCGCGCGCTGGTGGCGGCCGCCGTGCAGGACGGACTGGACCGCGGCCTGACCGCCGGAGCGATCGCGGCCGAGCTGCGGATGCACGTGCGCGATGTCCAGCGCTGGAAGGCGCGGCTGCGCAACCCGCCGGTCCAGGCGCAGGCGGATTTTTTTGGGCGCAGGCGGTGAGGCAATGAGCGAAAAAGCCATCCATTACCAGCGCCTCGCCCTGTTCGAGGTCCTGGCGGACCGCTTCGGCTGTCCGGAAGCCAAGCGCCTGCCGGTCAAGGAGAAGGTCGCCGTCATTCGGCGACTTGGAACCGACATCAGCGGCCATGCCTTCATCACCCAGGCCCTGCGCGCCATGAAGACGGTGAACAAGGCCAAGCACCATCAGAGCGAGCACGTCCGCTGGGCGCAGGCGAAAGCAGCGGCAAAGCGGCTGGCCAAGAAGGATGCGGCGGAAATCCTCGCCTCTCTGCACAAGCCGATCTCCCGGCTTGCGGGGCAGGCCGAGCACCATGGCGTGCTGGCCGGCCTGCCCACCGATCTGTTCTTCCGCACCAAGGAATGGCGCGCCCTGCGCTGGCGTGCGCTGCACCTCTACGGGCGGCGCTGCATGTCCTGCGGGGCGGTGCCGGCCGATGAGGCCCGGCTGACCGCCGCCCATGTCGAGAGCCGGATCGCGCGGCCTGACCGCGCCTTCGATATCGCCAATCTTCGTATCCTCTGCGCCGACTGCCAGGTCGGGCGCCTGTCCTGTGTGGGGCAAGAGGATGCTTGACCAATTCCCCGCCCCAGCCCTATCTCGGAGGTGGAGGGTGAAAACTCCCTGCCCCGAAAGGGCTGGCCGCGCCGAGCGATCCGGTGCGGAGAAAGACATCAAGGCGGGACCCCCGCCAGTGTTTCTGCGCGGGGTTTGTCGTGCCCGGAGTTCGCCCGGGCAACCACCCTATGGTGGGACGGTCGCGGATAAAACACCCGCAAGGGGAAGAAGCGACACCTGTTCCTTGGTGCAGGTTTTCACCGTCCCGCCGCCAGGTGGCTGTGAAAAGCCGTCTATCGGCGTCCCATGACACCAAGGACAAGGATCGGCAGATGCCGAACGACACCACCAACATCCCTCTTCTCTACGACCGGACGCGGCTGGATGGGCTGCGAATGGAGGGGCAAATCTGGCTAAGGGATCATCAGATTGGTGCCCCCCTTGGCTTCGCTCACAACCGGGCCGTCCTCAATCTGTACAATCGTCACAGCGACGAATTCACCGCCGATGAGACCCGGCTGATCCTGGAACAGACGGGGGGCGGTTCGCAGCAGGTGCGCGTCTTCTCGACGCGTGGCGCCCTGCTACTGACCATCCTGGCCCGCACACCCCCGGCTGCCCGCTTTCGGCGCTGGTTGCTGGACCTCCTGGAAGGCAAGGCGCCGGTTAGTGCCAAGCCGACCGGCGACCTGCTGGAAACGGTCGAAGGGCCGCCCCGGCTGGCCGACCATCCCATGGTCCGGGCAGCGATCCAGACTGCCCTGGAAGCATCGGCCGACATCGCCATGGCCTTCCGGGCGGCGCGTGAAAAGAACCGTCGCGCTCGGCGGCAGGCTGCCCTGGCCGGCCTGTCAGCGCGGGAGTTGAAGATCCTCGTCGAGCGGGAGCGCTCGGAGTTGCTCGCGGCGGAATTGATCCGGGTCGCGGGCGTTCAGCGCAAGGCCGCGTGAATGGGCCGGGGGCGGCGCGATCCGTCCCCGGCCTCACCTCATGCGGATACGCTCGATCGCGCCCTGCGGAATCCGGATCGTCCCAGATCGGACAGGCATATCGGCAATTGCTAGCGGCCGAATTGATCGGATCGTTGGCGCGCAGCGCATAGTGGCATAAACAGGCGCAGGGGCGGAGCGATGTGTCCCCGGCCTCACCTCAGAGACATGCCGAGATGACGAAACCTGGTCACGCTCAACACCTTTTTCCGGGAACGCCGCGGGTCGGCGCGATCATTGATGGTCGCATCGCATCAGACACGGTGGTCCTGGATCAAATCGCGGCGGCATCTCCGGAACTCGCCGAGGCGCTGGAAGCCGGGCATCGCGCGTTTCTGCGTGGAGGGTGGCGGGTTGGCGGCGAGCGACCGGGGCCGCTCCCCTTTGGTCTGCTATGGATCGTGGTGTTCGCCCTGGGTCTTGCGCTTATCTTCTAGGTACCGATGGGGAGCAAAGCGATCCGCCCCCGGCCTCACCTCATGCGGATACGCTCGATCTCGCCCTGCGAAATCCGGATCGTCCCAGATCGGACCGGCATATCGGCTGAGACGACCAAGTTTTCCCCATCGAAGGTAGCGCACTGCCATGTCATCCGGCTGAGCACCGAATCGCCGAGCGGCAGAGATCCGCAATATAGCTGGGCGCCTCCAACCGCTTGGCGACGATCGCCGACCAGAATGGTACCAGCAGGAAGTTCCCACCGGTTGGTGGCAATGGCGGTGACCTGCATCGATTGCGTGACCCGCAGCGCCTCATAGCCTTCAGGCGGGCGGGCCACCAGGGTCGACGGCACGGCGCATCCGATCAGGAATCCGGTCGTCAGGATGCTCAGCAGTCGCCGCATTGCCTACCCTCCGACACCTGTCAGCCTGATTTCGCCGCGCCCGCGTAGGCAATCTCCGCAGCATGTCGCCGCCCGATCCCGACCGCAAGCCTCTCGCTCTGTCCGATCGGGACCGGGCCTTCATCATCGCATTCGGCTTCGTGCTTGGGCAGGAGGGGGGATTTGTCGATCACCCCGCCGATCCCGGCGGCGCCACGAATCACGGCGTTTCCCTGCGCTATGCCCGGTCCAAGGGCCGCCTCGTCGATCTAAATCGGGACGGTGATGTGGATGCCGATGACATCCGGCTGGTCACCGCCGACGTCGCCGCCGCCCTGTACTTCGATGACTTCTGGGCTCCGCTGCACGCCTGGGACCTTCCCTATCCGGTCGCCCTGGCCGCCTTCGACGCCGCGATAAACTGCGGCACCGGGCGTGCCGCGCGCTGGCTGCAGGCGGCGGCGGGCGCCGTGCAGGATGGCGCAGTGGGCCCGCGCACGATCGCGGCCGTCACGGCACGCGGAGCGGCAGCGGTCTACGCCGAGATCATGGCGCTCCGCATGGTCCATCACGCGGGGCTGCCCACATGGCGCAGCTTCGGCCTCGGTTGGTCGCGCCGCCTGGCGCGGCTCGGCATCGCGGCCTGGTCCGAAACAATCAAATCCTTGGAGATACCAACGGTATGAATACCCTCCTCCCCGTAGCGGTGCAGCTCGCCGGTCTACTGCTCTCCGGCATCGTCGGCCTGCTCGGCAAGGAAGCGATCGCTTGGCTGCGCCAGCGCGCCGACAGCGAGGTCCGAACCTATCTGGTCGACATGGTGGAGCTGGGGGTGGATCGCATCGCCGTTGCGCTCCGCACCGCCAGCGCACCCGAAGCGCGCAGCGCAGCCGTCGCCACCGAGGCCGCCTATGTGGCGGCGCGCGCACCGGATGCGCTCGCCCGCTTCGGACTCGACACGGCGGGCGCCGAGGCGATGATCGAGAAGCGCCTCGCCGCGCGGGGCGTGTAGCCATGGCCGATGATGGCGACCGCGCGGCGGATCTGGCCGAGGCCCTGCGCGCGGCCGCCATCGCGCGGATCTGTGCCGCCGCCCGCAAGCCCGCGCTGCCGCCGGCGGCGCATGAGGCGCCGTGATGATCGAGATGTTGTTGCGCAGCCAGCCGCTGCTGCTCGGCCTGCTCACCCTGATCGGCGGCGCCGGGTTGTGGATGCTCCGCCAGCACATCCTGGACGTCATGGCCAAGAAAATGGAGCAGGTCGCCGACCAGGGCATACGACTTTCCGCTGTCGAAGCCAGCATCGCAGCGCTGCCCCGCAATGAGGATCTGCGGCTGCTGTCGTCACGCGTCGCCGACACGGAACGTGGTGTTGCCGTCGTGGGGGAGCAGGTACGGGCCGTCTCCAGTGCCGTCAGCCGGGTCGAGCACATGACCACGCTGTTGGTGGAACATCAGATCGGAAAAACGCCACGATGAGCTTTTCCGCGCTCCTGGCCGAGGACCGACGGCTCGTCCTGCTGCGCAGTCTGGCCGAGGATGATGGCCGTCGCATGAACGAATTCGTGCTCAAGCGCGTGCTCCAGCATGTCGGGCACGCTGTGTCCCGCGATGTGCTGCGCGGCGACCTGGTGTGGCTCGATGCTCAGCAGCTGATCCGCATCGAGCGGCTCCCGGACGGCGCGGGCGGCGAGGTGCAGATCGCCTGCCTGACGGAGAATGGCGAGGACGTCGGCCGTGGCCGCCCGCACCCCGGTGTCGCGCGCCCGGCCGCGCGCTGAGCGCGACACGTGGCGAGACCCTCATCCGTGCAGAAACTGCCGGCGGAGATCCGCGGGATGATCGGCGCGTTGCGCGAGAACGGGCGCACGCTTGACGAGATTCTGGAGAAGTTGCGCGAGCTGCTGCCGGACGACGCTCTGCCCAGCCGATCCGCGCTGGGTCGCCACATCAAGGGCATGGCGCTGGTCGGCGAGCGCATCCGTCGGTCGCGCGAAGTCGCGGAGGCGTTGGTCCGCCGTCTCGGTGCCGATGAAAACCGCACGTCCGCGCTGAATATCGAGCTTATGCAGACGGTAGTGCTGGACCTGTTCCTGGCCGAGACGGAGGATGGCGAGGGGGCCGTGCTGGATGCCAAGCAGGTTGCCCTGCTGTCGGGGGCGGTTCGTGACCTGGCCTCTGCTCGCAAGGCGGACACGGAGGCGACGCTGAAAGTGCGCACCGCCGCCCTGGCCGATGCGGCCAAGGCTGCCGAGGGCGCCGGCAAAGCCGCGGGCTTGACCGCCGCCACCATCGAGACGATCAAAGCCAGCATTTTCGGCGTGAAGCCCGGCTGATGCCGCTCGATGCCTGCCTCCTGCCCGAAGTTTTCCTGCCATACCAGCAGGAGCTTATGGCGAGCGTCTCTCACCACGCCGTCACGGTGGCAGAGAAGTCCCGTCGCATAGGCTACTCGTGGGCTATGGCGGCGATCGCGGCACTGACCGCTGCTGCGCAGGCCAAGGCGGGTGGCATGGACGTTTTCTACGTGGGCTATGATAAGAGCATGACCCGCGAGTTCATCGACTACGTGGGCGAGTGGGCCAAAGAGTTTCAAATGGCGGCCTCGGACGTCCAGGAATTCGTCTGGAAGAACCCCGATAAGCCGGACGACGATGTCGACGCCTACCGGATCACTTTCGCGAGCGGCTTCCAGGTCTTGGCGCTACCCAGCGTTGCCCGGCATCTGCGCGGCAAGCAGGGGTTGGTCATCATCGACGAGGCCGCCTTCATCGACGATCTGGAGGCTGTGCTCAAGGCGGCCATGGCGCATTTGATCTGGGGTGGCAAGGTGGCAGTCATCTCGACTCACAATGGCGAGGCGAATCCCTTCAACGCGTTGGTCAATGATATTCGCGGCGGGCGCGCGGACTACAATCTGCTCCGCTGCACATTCGAGGATGCGATCGCCCAGGGGCTCTATGAGCGCGTCTGCCTCCGCACAGGCGAAGCGCCGACCGAGGAAGGCAAGGCCGCGTGGAAAACCGGGATCGAGAAGTTGTATCGGCAAAACGCCGATGAAGAGCTGCACGTCATCCCATCGCCCCTGTCTGGGACCTGGATGCCTGGCGTGCTGATCGAGGCCCGGATGGACGCCGCCATCCCGGTGCTGCGTTGGGCCGCACCCGCCGGCTTCGTAACCTGGCGAGACGATTTGCGCGTCCGCGAGGTTCAGGCCTGGCTGGATGAGCATGTCGGCCCGCTGCTGGCCAGGCTCGACCCCCGCACGCCACACGCCTTCGGTCAGGATTTTGCCCGTCGGGCAGATTTGTCCGTGATGTGGCCGCTGGCGATCGGGGCCGACTTGGTGCGTCGCACGCCGTTCCTGCTCGAATTGCGGGACATGCCCTACAGCCAGCAGCAGCAGGTACTGCGCCATGTCTGCGACCGCTTGCCGATGCTCCGGTCGATTGCGCTGGACGCCACCGGCAACGGCATGGCGCATGCCGAGGCGGCGGCCGATCGCTACGGCAGCCGCGTCATCCAGGTCATGATGACCGAGAGCTGGTACCGGGAACACATGCCGCCGCTGAAGACCGCCTTCGAGGACGCGATGATCGTGATCCCTCAAGACCGGGACGTCGGGACAGACTTCCGGATGGTGCGCTTGGTGCGCGGTGTGCCGCGGGTGCAGGAACGCACGACGGACGAAAGTGGGCAGCGCCATGGCGACGCGCCGATCGCCTGTGCCCTGGCACTGATGGCGAGCGAAGTGGGTGCAATCGAAATCGCCTTCCGTTCCATCGGCCAGCATCGGGTCGCCGGCCGCCTGGATGGGTTCCGAGGCGACGATCAGAGCCTGTTGAGGAGCGACTTCCGATGAGCGGGACCCGCCGTGCCCTAAACCTTCTGCGCAGCGAAATCGCGACGATCGGCAGCGATCCGAACCGCATGCTCTACGGCGGTCGGATCGAACCGGATGACCTGGTGCTGGCCGCGCGGGGCCAGGGCCGTGGCCTCGCCCTCTACGACGACCTGGCGCGCGATCCGGAGGTCGGCACTGTGCTCGCCAAGCGTCGCGCCGCGCTGATCGGCCGCGAGTGGCAGGTGCAGCCGGGCGGCGAAGAGGGCGATGCAGCGGCTGCCGACGCCGCGGCGCTGCTGGAGCGCGCGCTCAAAGGGATGCGGTTCAACCAGGCGGTGGGCAAGGCGCTGGGCGCGTTGCTGCGCGGCATCTCGATCCTGGAGGTGATGTGGGCGCCGGTCGGCAATGAGCTGCGTCCAGTCGCCCTGCTGGCCCGAGATCCGCGACGCTTCGCGTTCCGGGACGTCGAGACGGGCGGCATCGAGCTGCGCCTGCTGACGCGCGAGCAGCCGTGGGATGGCGTGCCGGTGCCACCCCGCAAATTCATCGTCCACCGCCACGGTGAGGCGGATGGCTACGAGAATCCCTGGGGGCTCGGCCTCGGGCAGCGGCTGTTCTGGCCGGTGTTTTTCAAGCGGCAGGGCATCGGGTTCTGGCTGTCGGCGCTGGAGAAATTCGGCCAGCCGACGGCGGTCGGAAAATATCCCCCCGGGTCTACACAGGATCAGCAGGATACGCTGCTGGCAGCCCTGCAGGCGATCGCATCGGAGGTCGGGGTCGTCATCCCCGAGGGGATGGTGATCGAGCTGCTGGAGGCCAAGCGTAGCGGCGCATTCGATGCCTACGAGAGCCTCGCTCGCTACATGGACGAGGATATCAGCAAGGTCGTGTTGGGAGAGACGCTGACCACGTCCGGCGGCGACAATGGTTCGCGGGCTCTCGGCCAGGTGCATGATGCTGTGCGGTTGGAGCTGACGAAATCCGACGGCGACGAGCTCTCGGATACGCTTCATGCGACGCTCTGCACCTGGATCACAGAGCTGAACCGCCCCGACTATGTCGCCGGCGGCGGCGCCATCCCGCGCATCTGGTGGGACGTATCGGAGCCCGAGGATCTGGCGGCGCGCGCCAAGCGGGACGTGGACGTCAAGGGTCTCGGCTACAGGCCGACGCCGGAGTACATCGCCGATACCTATGGGGAGGGCTGGCTGCCCGATAGTCCGGCGGTGGCGCCGCAGGATGGCCTGGCAGCGCTGTTCGCCGAGGCCAGATCATCCGGCCGGAAGCCGCTGGCGCCGCCACCAGGTGATGAGGAGCCTGCCGAGGTCTGGCTGGCGCAGCAGGTGGATACCGTCGCGCAGGCGGAAACGGATGCATGGCTCGACGCGATCCGCGGAGTCGTTGACCGCGCCCAGTCGCTGGAAGAGATCGCGGCCGAGCTGCTGCGGCTGTATCCATCGCTGGCCACCGGCGGCCTGGCCGCTGTCATGGGCCAGGCGCTGGCCGTCGCGAACCTGACAGGGCGCTCCGAAATCGCCGACGACCTTGTCTGAAGCGGCCGGCACGGCGCCACGCCCAGGGCCCGTCCCGTTCGAGGAAGCGCGCGATGCGCTGCGCCGTCGCCTCGGAACGCTGCTGCCGTCCGATCGCTGGACCGACACGCTGGGCGAGGTGAACAACTGGGGCTTCGCAGTCGCCGGCGCCAAGAAAGACAGCCTGCTGGAGAGCATCGGTGCGGCGCTGGTCCGCGCCCAGGAGAACGGCGGCGACCTGAAGCAGTTCCAGCGCGAATTCGTCACGATCGCCAAGACGGAGGGGTGGAGCTACCGCGGCTCGCCCGGATGGCGGACACGGGTGATCTACGGGACGAACCTGGGCCAGTCGCGCCAGGCCGGGAAGTGGGCCCAGATCGCGCAGGCCAGGCGTGACGGCCGCGACATATTCGCGCGATACGATGCGACCATGGACAGAGCGACGCGTCCGCTGCATGCCGAATGGAACGGCACGATCCTGCCGCCCGAGCATTCGTGGTGGCAAACCCATGCCCCGCTGAACGGCTGGCGTTGCCGCTGCAGCGTCGGCATCGTCAGCGCGGCAAGGCTGCGGCGAGAGGGGCTGAAGGTCACGGCCGCGCCGGAGATCGTCTGGGAGACCCGCACCATCAACACCGCATTCGGCCCCCAGTCGGTGCGGGTGCCGCGCGGCGTGGATACCGGTTTTGGCCATAGCGCGGGTCAGCGCCATCTCGATGCGCTCATCCCATCGCCACCGGCAGGAACACATCCGCTGAAGACGCTGGAGGAGATGACGGGCGGTGACACCACTGTCGTGCCGCGCATCCTGGGCGGCGGCGATCGGGCACCACCGCTGCCACCTCCGCGGACACTCGCTCCCGATCGCATCCTGCAGGACGGGCTGCCAGCGGAAGAGTACGTCTCTCGGTTCCTGGAGGAATTCGGCGCGACAGCCGAGGCGCCGGCTGCCTTCGTCGATCGCGCCGACGGCGTGCTGGCGGTGGGGCGCGCCTTGTTCACGGATCGCCGGACCGGGGCGCTGAAGATCACCAAGCAGGGTCGCGCCCCCAGCATCCTGCTCTGTGCCGATGCGATCCGCGACCCGGACGAGATCTGGGTCTCGCTGCAGCTGGTGGTCGAAGGCGGCAGACCCGTCCTGCGGCTGGTCCGCCACTTCATCGCCCGTTTCGAATCTCCCGATCGAACCCGTGCCGGCTTTGCCGTGTTCAGCCGTGACAGCCGGGTATGGGAGGGGGTGACGACCTTCGAGCCACGCGTCAGGGGATCTGCAGAGGCGGCGGAAGCCTATCTGGAATCACGACGCAAGGGCATCAGGGTCTATGCGCGACCGGATGAGGGGTAGGAGCTGAGGAAACGGGCAGGGCCACCACGTTCCGCCATGACGCATTGTAAAGCGGGTCCCTCACAGACCGTCATGGCCCACCTGGTTGCGATATAGCCAGTCGGGTCTCGGATCGCCAGCGCCGACCGTGCCACGATGGCACCGGCCGCCAAGGAAGCCCGTACAGCCCGCTATCCCCGCCGCCGCCCCAACGCCCTGTCCAAAGGCCGCGAGGCGCCTCTTAGATACTCTCATTTTCTCTTACGAGGCATCGGCACGCCTGCCTGCCAGACCGTAGGAAGGACGGCGATGCAGGAGGCGGAGGGGCCTCGCGCGGCACGCCCACCTGGTCGCGCGCCGTCTGACATCTGTCAGCCTGAGAACGGCCGGCGGAGGTCCATAGGGTGCCTTGGACAGCGACGCCCCGCAATGGCGATCCACCCAGGGACACCGATGCAGCCGATCGAAATCTTCCGTGCTGGCACACACACCGCAATGGACGGGCGTACCCTTACCTATGCCGAGGCGGATCTGATCGCGGCCGCCGCGGCCTATGATCCGGCGCTGAGCGAAGCGCCGATCGTCGTCGGCCATCCGCGCGACAATGGCCCCGCCTGGGGCTGGGTCGCCAGCCTTGGCGCTGAAGCCGGGCGGCTGCGGGCCACCCCGCATCAGGTCGAACCCGCTTTCGCCGAGGCGGTGCGCGCCGGGCGCTACAAGAAAGTCAGCGCGAGCTTCTATCTGCCCGACAGCCCGGCCAATCCCAAGCCCGGCAGCCTTTACCTGCGGCATGTCGGCTTTCTCGGTGCGCAGCCGCCGGCGGTGAAGGGCTTGGCCGACGTGCAGTTCGCCGAGGCCGATGGCATCGTCGAATTCGCCGACGGCTGGTCGATCTCCGTGATCGCCCGCCTGTTCGGCGGGCTGCGCGAAATGCTGCTGACCCGCTTCGGGGCCGAGGCCGCGGATGCGGCCCTGCCGCGCGAGACCCTCGACGCCCTGCAGCGCGATGCCGGCGAGATGCTCGCCGGCCCCGCCGTTCCTCCCGCCGCCTATTCCGAACCCCAGGAGCCAGCACACGTGACCACCCAACCCGATCTGGCCGCGCGCGAGGCCGCCCTGGCCGCGAATGCAGCCGCCGTCGCCGCCCGCGAGGCGGCGGTGGCCGCGCAGGAACGCGCGGCACGCGCCGCCGAAGACGCGGCCTTCTGCGAGCGCCTTGTCGCCGAAGGGCGACTTCTGCCTGCCCAGCGACCGGCGACCCTGGCGTTGCTGGGGAACCTGCCCGCCGATGGCCCCGTCGAGTTCGGCGAGAGCCTCGGCACCGTGCCGCCGCGCGACGCCTTCCGGGCCTTCCTGGCCGGCGGCGGGCAGGTGGTGGAATTCGGCGAGGTCGCGCCCGGCAATCGCGCGGCGCCGTTCCAGGCCGATCCGAGGGATGCCGCGAACATCCGGAACCGCGCCCTCGAATACCAGGAGGACGCCCGCAAGCGCGGCCTGGTCGTCTCCGACATCGACGCCATCCAGGCCGTCATCCAGGGAGCCCTCACGTGAGCAATCCAACGCTGATCAAGACGGTCACGGCCTCCGGGACCGTGCCCGCCAACCGTGTCGTCAAGCCGCATGCCTCGATCGCCGGCGCCTTCGTGGCGGCCGCGGCCGTGGCCGATCTGTTGGTTGCCGTCTGCATCCAGCCCGGCGGCGCCACCGATGGCGCGCGGATGGACATCCAACTCGGCGGGCTTGCCGATGTCGAGGCCGGGGCGGCGATCGCGGCGGGCGCGCTGCTGACCGTGGACAGCAGCGGCCGGGTGGTTACGGCCGCCCCGGCGACCGGCGTCAACAATGGCATCATCGGCGTCGCCTTCGATGCCGCGGGCGCCGCCGGCGACATCATCCGGGTGCTGCTCGCACCCTCCAAGGCCCAGGGGTAAGCCGCAATGACCACCGCACCCTTTCCGACCCAGCCGCATCTCACCGCCGTCGCGGTCATGTACACCAACGATGAGCTGATCGCCGACGCCGTCAGCCCGCGCCTGCCCGTCACGAGGCAGGAGTTCAAATACCTCAAGCACGCCATGGCCGAAGGATTCACGATCCCCGACACCCATGTCGGGCGGCGCGGCATGCCGGCGGAGGTCGAGTTCTCGGCGACTGAGGTCGTCGGCACGACGCAGAATTATGCGCTCGACGATCCGATCCCCCAGGACGATATCGACAATGCGCCGCCGAACTACCAACCGGTGGATCGTGCGGTGCAGGGGGTGACCGACCTGATCCTGCTGGATCGCGAAAAGCGGGTGGCGGATCAACTTTTCGCCCTGGCGACCTATGCCGCCAGCCAGCGCGCCACGCTGTCCGGTACCAGCCAATGGTCCGACACCACCAACAGCAACCCGCGCGGCGCCATCGCCACAGCGCTCGACATCCCGGTGATGCGGCCGAATGTCATGGTGGTCGGCCAGGCCGTCTGGACGATCCTGCGGCAGCATCCGACGATCGTCTCGGCGATCCTCGGCAATGCCGGCACGGCCGGCATGGTGAGCCGCCAGCAGGTCGCCGATCTGTTCGAGCTGGAGGAGGTGGTCGTCGGCCGCGGCTTCCTGAACACCGCGCGGCGCGGCCAGCCCGCGACCATGCAGCGCGTCTGGGGCAAGCATGCCGCGCTGATCCGTCGCGACCGGAACGCCACCGCCGCCGGCAACCGCCCGACCTTCGCCTGGACCGCCGAATGGCGCACGCGGATGGCCGGTGCCATGCCCGATCCCAAGATCGGTGCCTTCGGCGGCCAGCGGGTGCGTGTGGCCGAGAGCGTGGCGGAGGTCATCAGCGCCCCCGACCTCGGCTACTTCTTCCAGAACGCGGTGGCGTGAGATGGCGAAGGCTCCGAGCCCGAAGGCGGAAACTCCACCCGAGGATGCGCCGGTCGTGGCGCGGATCGCCGTCTCGGCGATCGAGCACGGCGACGTCCACTCCGCCGAGGACGCGCCGCTGACGGTGCCCGAGGCCGCGGCTCCGAGCACGCCGGCGGCGGAAGCCGCGCCCGAGGATGCGCCGGTCGTGGCGCGGATCGCCGTCTCGGCGATCGAGCACGGCGACGTCCACTCCGCCGAGGACGCGCCGCTGACGGTGCCCGAGGCCGCGGCTCCGAGCACGCCGGCGGCGGAAGCCGCGCCCGAGGATGCGGCGGGCGTGGCGCTGATCGCCTTGTCGGCGATCGACCACGATGGCCGTCACTATGCGGCGGGCGAGACGCTGACGGTGGCCGAGGCCGCCACCGTGGCGCTGGTCGCCGCCGGCGCGGCGCGCCTGGCCGAACCATCGGCGGGCTGAGACCGTCATGGCCTATGCCCTCACCGCCGATCTGATCGCGCGGTTCGGACGGGACGAGCTGCTGCAGCTCACCGACCGCAGCGGCGTCGATCGCGTGGACGAGGCGGTGGTGGGGGCCGCGATTGCCGATGCTGGCGCCTCGATCGACGGCTATCTGGCCGCGCGCTACGCGCTGCCCGTTGCCCCAACGCCCGCTCTGCTGACCCGCATCGCCTGCGATCTGGCGCGCTTCTACCTGCACGGCCCTTCCGCCACCGAGCTTGTCCGCAAGGGCTTTGAGGATGCCCAACGGATTCTCCGCGACCTTGCCGATGGCCGCGCCGTGCTGGCCGGGGCAGCGGTTGCGGTGCCCGGATCATCGCCGGCGGCCCCCGGCGGCAGCGTCCAGGTCGCCGCGCCGGAACGGCGGGTCGATGCGGGCCATCTCGCGGGGTTCTTCTGATGACCGGCGCGAGGATCGAGATCCGGGTCGATGACACCGGCGCGCAGGCGGCCTTCGCCCGCCTGCGGGAGGCGGCGCTGGACGTCACGCCTCTGCTCCGCGAGATCGGCGACGAGTTGGTCGAGGAACGTCGTAGCCGTTTCCGCCGCGGCACCGGGCCTGACGGCATCGCCTGGCCGCCCAAGAAGCGGGTGATCGGCGGAAAAGACAAGACGCTGATCTTTTCGGGCGCGCTGATGGCCTCGTTGACCCGACGCGTCGCTGGTGACGAGCTGGAGGTCGGCAGCGACCTGCAATATGCCGCGATCCATCAGTTCGGCGGCGACATCCGGCTCTTCGCCTATAGACGCAAGGTCGCCTTCCGGCGGAACGAGGATGGGTTTCTGCGTTTCGCCAAGGCCGGCAAGGGCAAGGCGAAGGGCGTGGAACTGAAGGCGGTGACCTATGCCGAACGCCTGATCTACATCCCGGCGCGCCCTTATCTCGATCTGGATGCCGCCGACCGCACCGCGATCGCCGACGCCGCCGCGAAACACCTGGCGCGCGTGCTGCCTGGTCCCACGCCATGATGAGCGAGATCATCGCCCGCCTGCGGCAGGAGGTTATGCCGCCGTTTGGCCTGGTTGAAGGCGTGGCAGAATTCGCCGCTCTGTCGGCCCCGCCGCCTCGGCACCTGCTGCCCGCCGCCTATGTCATGCCCGGAGGCTCGCGGCCCGGGCCGAACACCCTGGCCACCGGCCTGCGCCAGAGGGTCGAGGAGACCATCCAGATCGTGTTGCTCTCCAGCAGCCTGCGCGACGCGCGCGGTGAGGCCGCGACGCTGGCCCTCGATGAGCTTTACCGCCAGCTGCGCGCCGCGCTGGTCGGCTTCGTGCCGCGGCCAGCGTGGGAGCCGCTGCTGCTCGGCCCCGCACGCCCGCTGCCGTTCGAGGACGGGGTCGTCGCCTGGGCGGAAACCTACACATCGGCCTGGTTGCTGCGGGCCGAGAGGAGCGAAGGATGACCAACCCGCATCCCGCACGTGGCGGTTCCTACCTCCGATTGCCGGACGGCACGCTGCAGCTGATCGAGGCGACCGATACGACGTCGCCGGCGACGGATGCCCCGCACGCGGTCGCCGGATCGCGCCGCGCCCGCACATCGCGCCATGCCCACAAGAATGCCCCCCGCAGCGAAGACGTCGGCGTCCAATCCGATGCCCCGGCCGCGGTCTCCACCCCCGCGGCCGGGTTGGATGTGACGGCACCCCCTCTCTCGGAGATCTGACCCATGGCCATGATGGAACTAATGGCGCTGCTGGCGAAGATCGAGACCACCTACGCCACGGATATCGTGCCCACCGCCGCGGCGAACGCCCTGCTGATGTCCAACGTCGACTGGACACCGCTGGAGGGCGAGGAGGTCCGCCGCACGCGCGTGTTGCCGTATTTCGGCAACGACCAGGTGATGTCCATTTCCCCGCGCTCGCGGCTGCGCGGCGGGATCGACTTCGTGTCCAGTGGCGCCGCCGTGGATCTGCCGCCGGCCTGGTCGCCGCTGCTGCGCGGCTGCGGCCTGGCGCAGGTGATCACCACGGGCGTCTCCGTCGCCTTCAACCCGGTCAGCGCCGGTTTCGAGAGCGCAAGCCTGTACCATTTCGTTGATGGCACGCGGCAGCGTGGCCTCGGCGCGCGCGGCGACTGGGGGTTCGAGCTCAGGGCCAAGGCGATCCCGCGCCTGACGGTCGATATGATGGCGCTGTATGACGCCCCCACCGGTGTGGCGTTGCCGATTCCGGTGCTGACCTCCTGGCCCGATCCCCAGCCGCTGCAGAACGGCATCACGACGATTTCGGTGACGCCGGGCCCGCTCTCCAACCTGCGGCTGTCGGCGTTCACCTACGCCAATGGGGCTACCCTTGCCTTCCGCGAGCTGACCAATTTCCGCGGCGTGATCATTTCCGGCCGCCGGCCAACAGCCACGCTGGTGGTCGAGGCGCCCGACGGGGTCGCGACCAACCTGTTCGCGCTGGTGGGCAGCATCATCACGGTCACCGCCACCCACCAGCATGGCGCGGCGCCCGCCGGAACCACCGTCGAGGCCATGGTGCGCGCCAGGGTGCTGCCGAATATCCGCTACTCCAACGAGGAAGGTGTCGTCATGGCGACAATGAACCTGAGCCCCGAGCCGAGCGCCGCCGGCAACGACGAAGTGCGGCTGACCACGCGATGACGCCCATGTTCGTCCTGGCCGCCGAACCCCGCTGGATCTGGCCCGTCGAAATCCGCGTGCCCGCCGACGGGGGCGACTATGCCCAGCATCAGATCCGATGCCGCTTCCGCCTCCTCTCGGACGACGAGCGCAGCCGGCTGTCGGCACAGATCGACGGCGGTGCCGCACTGCTGCGCGCCGCGGTGGTCGAGCTGATGGATCTGGCCGACGCATCTGGAGCGCCAGTCGTCCATTCGCCGGAGTTGCTGGAGGCAGCGCTGGCGAACCCCTGGGTGCGCATCGGCCTGCTGCGATCCTACGGCGCCGCGCTGGCCGGCGCACCTGGAGCCGCAGCGGCGGGAAACTGAGAGCCGCCGGCCGCGCCTGGGCCGGGGCGGGGCGGCAGGCGGCGACACCGGCGGCCCAGCAGGATGTGGCCCAGCAATTCGCGGCGTTGGGCGTGGCGCCCGAGCAGGCCTTGCGGATTGTCGCGAGAGCGGCGGCGCCAGACGAGATGGATACCGAGGCGGCCATTTGGCCCGAGAATTGGGGAGCGGTGCGCGTGTTTGCGGCGATGTCCACCCAATGGCGGCGAGCGGGGATGGCCGGCGTTCCGGTCGGCCTCGACTATGCCGTGTTGCCGGTGGTGGCGGCCGCGCATGGGGTCGCCTGTGATGGCGATCTGCTCGCGCGACTCGCCATGATCGAAAGTGCCGCGCTCCGTATCATGCTCGATCGCGCCGGCCGTCGATGACGCAGGATCTCCGCGTTGCCCTGATCATATCGGCCGACGCCAAGGGCGTGCAGGTCGCGGCGGCCGATGCGGCCCGTGCGGTCGGGACAATTGCGCCGGCCGCGGCGCAGGCCGGGGCGCAGGTCAATGCGGCGCTGGCCCCGGTTGTTCCCGCGCTGAATGCGGTGACGCCGGCAGCGGCGGCGGCAAACACGGCCGTGAGAGGGGTCGGCGCCGCCGCCGCCGCCGCCGGGCAGCAGGGCGGCGCCGGGTTGGCGCCGGTGGCGCCGGCGCTGGCCGGGGCGGGCAATGCCGCCGCCAGTGCCGCCCGCCAGACCCAGGCGCTGGCCAGTGCGACGGGGTTGACTGCCAACCAGATGCGGCAGCTGGCGCCGCAGATCAACGACCTGTTCGTGCAGATCAGTAGCGGTCAGGGGCTGCTGCTGCCGCTGATCCAGCAGGGTGGGCAGATCACACAGATCTTTGGAGGGGTGCGGCAGACAGCCGTGGCTCTGGTGGGCGCGATCGGCCTCACCACCATCGGGGTGACGGCTGCCGCCGCCGCTTTTGGTGCGCTGGTGATCAGCGCCGATCACAACCAGCGCGCCCTGATCGAGACGCAGAACCAGCTGCGTTCGACACGCGGCGACTGGCTGTCGCTGGGCGAGACGGTGACCGATGTCGCCGATCGCATCGCCGAAACTTCGACGACCGGCAATACCGATGCGCGGAGCGTGGGCGCGGCGATCGCGGGCGCCCGAGGCTTCTCCGGTGGGTCGGTTGATTTAGAACGCTACACGCGCCTCACGGCGGACCTTGCGCGGGTCATGGGGACGGATTTGCCGGAGGCGGCCAGCAAGTTCGTCGCCAAGGCGATCAGCGAACCCGCGGCCGCTGCGCGTGATGCCGCATCCGGCGGGCTCTTTGGCTTCAACGACGCCCTGCGACGCCAGGTCGAACTGCTGCAGGCCGCTGGTGACCGCACGGGCGCGGCGAGGCTGGTCCTGGAGCAATACGACCGCGGCGTTCGCGGTGCCGCCGAGGACCTGTCCTTTCTGGGGCGCGCATGGCAGTCGGTGGCCCAAGGCATTACCGAGGCCTGGAACAACCTCGACCGCTTTATCGAGCGGCAGGCGCGAGCCGTGCAGGGGGCGTTTACGCCGCAATCCGCGGTCCCCGGCTCCGACGTCGATCCCCGGATCGCCGAGCTGGAGCTGGATCTGGCACGCCGCCAGAGCCCCGGCTTCGGCGTGTTGAACGCAGCCGAAACGCAGCGTGAGAACGCCGCGCTGGCGGCCGAGATCGCGCGTCTTCGGGCGGAGCGGGATGCGCGCCCAACGGCGTTGCGAAGCATCGCGCCGGAACTGCAGTCGCTGACGCCCGGTGCCAGCGCGCGCGAGGTCGCCGCGGCCGTCGACGCGCAGGGGCGGCTCGCGCAGCTGCCGGAGGGCTTTGCCCGCGCCGTGGCACAGCAGGAGAGCGGCTTTCGGCAGACGGGCCTCAACGGCGAAATCCTGACCTCCAGCGCCGGCGCCCTCGGCACCATGCAACTGATGCCGGGCACCGCCCGCGAGTTGGGCGTCGACCCCAGCGACCAACGGCAGAACATCGCCGGCGGCGTGGAATACCTGCGCCAACTGCTGGCGCAGTTTGGCGGCGACCGCACGCTCGCCGCCGCCGCCTACAACGCCGGTCCGGGGCGTGTGCAGGCGGTGACCGAGGGCCGCGCTACACTGCCGTCCGAGACGCTGGCCTATGTCGCGGCCGTGGGGGGCAGCGAAGGCGCGCTCGCGGATCGCGCGCGCCGCGCGGCGGGGGGGCAGGCAGCGTTGCGTGGCCAGGACAGCCGCAGCGACGAACGCGCGCGGATCAACGCAGAGATCGGCACGCTGACATCCGCGCAGGAGGCCGACCCAGAAAGCGCCGGGCGCTATGCCGAGCAGATCGAGCGGCTGCGGGGCAGGCTCGACGCGATCCGGGAACCGGCACAGGAGGTCAATCGCGGGCTGCGCGACCAGGCCAGCCTGCTGGGGGTGGCGGCCGGTGCGGCCGAGGCCCTCGCCCGTGCGGAACAGGATGCCCGCCGCACCGCGCGGTCCAGTGGTGTCGACGAGGCGGCGGCGGCCCTCGAAGCCCGGGGAGCGGCCCAGGCCGCGCTGGACGCGCAACTTGGGCGACGCATCGAGGTGCTGGCGCGCGAGGCTGATGCCGAGCGAACGGCCGGCCGCGCGATCGGTGAGGGCGCGGGGGCCATGCGCGAGGCCGAGATCGCCGCCCGGGCGCAAACGGAAGCGCTTGGGTTCGGCGCCGAGGGGACCGCCGCCTACACCACCGCGGTGCTGCGCCTGACGGCCGCCTACCGCGGCTTGGAAGCGGCCCGTGGCGACCGCGCGACCGCGGCGCTCCTGCCGCAGCAGCAGCAGGAGGCCGAACGACTGCGGTTCGAGCAGAGCCTGGTCGGCGTACCGGCGGCGGAACGCGTAGCGCAGCGCGCGGAATTCCAGGCCCGCACTGATTTGCGCCGACAGGGCCGACCCGAGGATGGCATGAATGCGCAGACCTATATCGCCAATGCGCGCGCCATCGCGACACAGAACCTGGAACTGCAACAGCAGCAGGCATTGCTGGACGAGATCGGCGCCATCGGCACGCGCGCCGCCGATGACATCAACAGCGCAATGACGGAGATGGCGCTGAAGGGGGAGCTCAGCTTCAAGACCTTGGGCAATGTCGGCACCGCTGTCGCCAGCCAGATACTGAACGCCTTCACGCGCTTGGCCTTCATCAATCCGCTGCTGAATGCGCTTGGCGTCGGCTCGGGCACTGCGCCGACCTTGGGCAGCGTCGGGACCTACCTGTTCGGCAGCAGCGGCGGCACCAGCAGCACCCCCTTCGGCAGCGGTGGCGTATCGGCCGATGTCGCTGGCGCCGCGCTGTTGGCGCAGGGCGTGTATCACACCGGCGGCATCATCGGCGCGGAGATGCCAGACTCGCGCCGGGTCTCCATGCACATCTTCGCAGGCGCGCCGCGACTGCACGACGGCGGGATGATCGCGCCTGGCGAGGTCCCCGCCATCCTGCGCAACGGAGAGGGCGTGTTTACGCCGGCGCAGATGGCGGCGATGGCGCCGGCGGGCGGCGGTGGCGGCGGCATCGTCGTGAACTTCTCAGGCGACGCGGGTTCGCGGCGCGATCGCCAGAAGCTGATCGAGGGGATCGCACGCGTCGCCGCCAGGCAGGAAATCGCAGGCAGTGCCCCAGCGCTGACGAATCTGTCCGTCAACCAGGTCGTCGAGGAACGCCGGCGCGGCGGCCGCATGGCGGAGGCATTCGGATGACGATCCTGACCTGGCCTGCCGATCTGCTGGAACCGGCGAGCATCAAGTTGGCGCTGGCGGCCAATACGCAGTCGGGCGGAAAATCGCCATTCGACGGCACCGAGCAGACGCTGGAATTGCCGGGCGCGCGCTGGACGGCCGAGCTGGTTTTCGAGGGGCTGTTCGAGGATGAGGCGAGGCCGCTGCACGCCTTCCTGGCACGGCTCGGCGGTCGTGCCGGTCGTTTTCTCTGGTCGCCGCCGCTGCGTCGGCGCGCTGCCGCAGCGGGCAGCCCGCGTGTGCAATATGCGGGGGCGACAGGAAACGTCCTGTCCACCATCGGCTGGACCTCCGGAACGGGGTGGGCGACCGAGCCCGGCGATTTCGTCGGCTTCATTGGGCCGACCGGCCGAGCCCAGCTGCATATGGCGCTGGAGCGCAGCTACGTGACGCCGGAGGGCGTCGCGGCTTTCGCCATCGCGCCACCCCTGCGCCGATCGCCGGCCGTCGATACGCCCGTCGTTTTCACCCTGCCAGCCGCTGTCTGGAAGCTCACGGACGACGATACCGCGCTGCTGTTCGAGCGTGGCCTGGCCGTCGGCGAGGCCACCATCAACATCGAGGAGGCCATCTGGTGACCCGTGGATTGACGACAGCGGCCGAGGCCGCCGTGCAGCAGGAGGTTGTCCTCCGGACGGTCGCGGTGCAGCTCGACTTTTCCTCCGCCTCCGTCCGGGTCAATGCGTCGCCAGCCGACATTTCGATCGGCGGCGACGTGTTCCTGGGGCTTGGCGGCTTCGGCGCGATTTCGGCCATGGCGGAGAACGCCGAGATCAAATCGCGCGGCATCTCCCTGACGCTGTCGGGGGTGCCGCGCGACCTCGTGGCGGTCGCGCTGGGCGAACCCTATCAGGGCCGCGCCGCCACTGTCTGGGAGGTGGTTCTGGACCGCGAGACCTGGCTGCCGGTCGCCGATCCTTTTGTCGTCTTTCGCGGCCGGATGGACACCATGGACGTCGCGATGGGCCAGAGCTGCACGATCACGCTCGGGGTGGAGGATCGCCTGGTCGACCTGGAGCGGCCCCGCATCCGCCGCTATACCGACGAGGACCAGCAGGCGCGGTATCCCGGCGATGCGTTCTTCTCC